ATTGCTGTGCTTGATTGATAACTATGTCATTATCAGGGTCAAATTTTTTATAAATTGCCATCTAATATCTCCTTATCCTGCACTTGATAAATTAATTGGTGCAGTTGGGCCAGGTTTAATTGTAATTGGAATTGTTGCGGTTGCACCGGTTTCATTACCGACTATTGTTAATTGTGTTACTTGAACCGTTGACACCGTTTTTGAAAATACACGAACAGTGGTTGCAGAAACTGCTTGACTATTGGTAAGCTCATCCGTGTCCAAAAATACTGGAATTGTGTTTCCGTTATTTGGAACATCACCACCTGCGGCCACCTGTAAATATGCAACATTTCCGTTATGTAGAATAAAGGTGTATCCAAGTGTAGCATCACTTGCGTTCAATGTCAATGGAGTAATTGGCTGGTCGCCAGGACCATTAAACACCATTGCAGAGACCGGTACTTGAAGTATCGGCATACGTGTTGTTGCTTTTGGAAGAGTAATTAATTTGTATCGCATAATCTGAGTTTCATCAGGGAATGCTTCCAATACTGGCATATTTTCAATTACCGTTCCATAATAATTTGTACCGTTAGGGTGACTAACATCTCATAGAGTGTAGTCAATGTCATCATCAGATAAGGCAAACTTGGTAATTTTAAACTCGTTGTTACCTCGGGCTAATAATTCCCTTCCCTTTTTTGTTAGAATAGCATCTACCGTGACGGATGCGTTGTTGAGAAAACCCATGTTTGCTCTCCTTGTAAGTTTATATTTTAAGGTTGTATAACTATTTTTGTATATCTATAAATAGCTATTTTTCAAATTTTCACCAAGTTACTTAACTCTCAACTTGGACTCTCCTGGTTCTTTCGTTACCAATACTGTTGGTGACGTTATTGTGATTTCCACAGGCAAGCCACCATCGGTGGTTGTGTCTTTGGTTTGTTCACATCCATCATATCACAGATTCAACGTTGACCTGCTACGCAATACATTATATTCCGCAGGGACCAAAGATGATGAATGGTAATTGTCGATTGATTGACTGAATCTGGATGAATAATAATATTTTTGAATCATGCTATGTTCGCTTAAACGTGAGCCTGAAACATATGGTTCCAAAGCTTCCTCGAATATGAATAGTGGAATGCCCATCCCAAGTGAACCTGATTGATAATATGACCCAGTTAATATATATTTTGCAGGAGATTGAAATACATCACCATCAAAGGTGTAATTCATATCAACATCATATCCAATATATCCTCTCCACAAGTCATAAGAACCAGATTGAACTCAATTAACCGACGCTGACCCTGCATATGCATCATACGATGCGGTAGTTGACCAAAGATTAGACCCAGACCCTGCGAAATATGATTCTGAACCAGTTAATGCAAGTGTGTTTCCACCGGCCAAAGACGCAGAATGATAATCTTCACTTCCGGTCAAAACAACGCTGACATCAATTGTATCTTCATAGGAGTGATTCGTCCATTCAATCTTTTCACTTATAACGACCTTTGAGCGTTCCAAAATGTTAGGTTCAATCAAAATTCCCACTCGTGCACTTGCACGAAATGGAATCAATTTCTGTAATTGGCTGAACAATGAATTGTCATAATATCTAATCAGTCTCATGTAGTCCCAAAAATTATTTGGACTTGTATATTTTTGCCAGTATGAATCGGAGACACTATTCAAATCTTTATATGTTTGCTTGGCTATGTCTCGTGGGTCACCAATATATTGACTGAAATCCAAATCAGCAATGGACATAATAATGTCTTCATTGATAACATCGGTAGGTGCAAAATATACGCCCAGTAAATTTGAATCAATTGGTGCGGTGTCAAACGAACTTTTTTCTTTGCGGATATTTGATGACAGCAATCTATTACCATCAGATTCCGGAATAATGTTATTCGTTTCAATTCTAACTTTGCTTGCCATGTGTCGGTTTGGCCCAATGTCAGGAATCAGCAATTTCTGCTCATCTTCAATACTTGAATAATTTGTTTCATTGGCAAACCCCACAGCACTACCCGTTTGGGTGTATGTTTGATTTGCGCTTGTATCTCGGACAGACGAATTAACAGAATGATTGATATTATCATCAAATGAAAATCTTCTTACCAAATCTGTATATGATGCGGATGCGTGATTTCCATTGAATGATTTTGGAGCACCGACATGATTATCAAATGCAGTTATGCTCAATGGTGCCGTCCAATATCTGAATTCCATCATCGAACCACTAAATTGTGACCCAAATGCATTTCCACTTGAACCACCAACATACATCGTTCCACTTGCGGAGTAAGCCGCATTATAGGATTCCGATAATTCTGGATTCACGCTGGAACCTGAAATTGTCATTCCAGTAACAGACTCTAAATATATTTTGCTTGTACTTGAGTTGTATTTTTTGACCGCCAATTCATATTTGATTGCTTGGTTGTTGTTATCAGTTGTTAGTGGACCAACCTGCTTAACAATTGCAGACAGTGCTACAGAACCTGTAGCTACCGCATTGTCACCTGGTTTTATAGCTCGCTTAGGCCAACCAGTTACACCAATTAATTCATTTGTATATGCATTTTTTGATGTGTATGTGAACGTGATTGGCAACCCACCGACATTGACAGTTGTAAATTGACCGGATGTTGGAAAATTGGTTACGGATGTTAATGAAATACGTGTGGCTTCATACGCAAATGCAGAACTACTAATAGTAGACACAACGGATGGAATAATGCTACGCTTAACCATGGCAGAATAAAATTCACCATCGTAAATAGGCATAGCGGATGAACTTATAGTTTGATATCCATTTGAACCGGATAGTGCAAATGCTACTGAGCCATAATTGTCGTCTGAGCCATTATCCTTTAAGTAGACTCCCCAATTGGCACCCACATTCAATAGGGTCTGATTTGAACCAGTTGCTGATTTGAATCTAAATTCAACGGTGTCCGGCTTCCTACTACTGTTCGGGTCGCTGACCCAAGTTGTTTGAACATATTGTGCGCCCTTGAAATCAATAGCTTTGGTAAATTTGCGTGTTATTTCATATGAAGGTGCGGCACCGGTTTTTTCAGGGCCACCATATTCTTTTATTCGTAAAATTGTTGATGGAATTCCATAGCAATTAATCAAGCCCTGCAGTGCTCGCTTTGTTCCTTTGGTTTTCATAAAGAAAGGCATGTTGTTAATCAGCCTGTTCCATATTTCCTTAGAAATATCCTCTTCACTAACAACGGATGTGGTTGAGTATGTTGAACCGGTTACAGTATATCCCAATTTATATTTTGGAAGTGAAATAAGAGACTTGCCATTGTATAGCTCCCAACCCAATGATTTCGCAACTGGGTACACCAAATCTTTGGACAGTCCACTGGTCAATTTATCGTCCCGAACGTGGATATCAGACATTGCTTTAATGTAAACCCAAATCCCGTCAAAATAATGACCCATCATATTCAAAAATGTCATGTAATCAACATTTGTGGAATCTTCACCAACATGAAGTGGTGTTAAATGAACCAATCTATCCCTGTTATTCAAATCAAACAAGGATGCGGATGCAAGAGTTGTAGCATACCAAGCAACTGCTTCGGATGAAGTTACTGCATAATGTGTATATGGGTTAGATGAATTTTGCTTTGGCCATGAGTTGCTGAAGAATTGACCGTTTGAGCTTGTGGCATAAGAAGAGCTTTCAAAATACATATATTTTTCAAACGGGTCAAGTGCATTTTCAATTTCGTAAATTTTATTTTCGTATACCTTTATCCCCGCCGTCAAACTGCTTGTCACCGGAGTATTTGTAAGTGCCAAGGATGCACTTGATGCTAAATGGCTGTCAATAGTTGTTAGTTTTGATTTAAAATTTGCAATTCGGGTTGCCGCAGAACTGAAATGAACAAAGTTTTCAAATTGACCATATTCAACGTTCAAGTCAACGCTGTCTAAACTGCTTGACAGAATTAAATTTCGTAGCTTTGTTGAGACTTCACTATTACCAGTTAATAGAGTTTCCTTGCTTTGATATTTCCCCTCGGTGGTATCAATTGGATTTTCAATGTCTGATAACAGCGGCTGTCGCAAAACAACAGCATCAATCTTATCCTCAACAAACGGTATTAATGATACAGTTTCTTTATGCTGTGGTAACATTTCTTTAACCACCCAGCACAAATCACCCACTTCAACATCTTTAACCGGCTCATATAATTTATATACAATTGAGTGTGGATATTGTACCGCCGTTTTATCGTCTTTTTTATGATTGACGGTTAATTTTAAATTGTTGTCTCCAAAATTAAGAAGTGTAATTAAATTTTTTGCATCTCCGGTTTTGTATGTAATTGTCCAATTTCCATATGGATATGTGGCCATACCTGAATGAACACCACCAACGTGCCCAATATCAAGTGCAACTTCATCCCAAGACTTGGCAGTATATATTAAATCGTTGCCAACAATCGCCGTAATATCAGATTCAAACGGTGCAAAAATCGGAGTTTCAATGATTGTACTTGTGTATATGTATTCTAATTTAAAATCAGAAACCCACATCACACCCTCATCACCACGATTACCATCAATCGCAACATCATGAGGTAGTTCCAAATTCCAAGAGTCTGGAATAATAATTTCAGAAGTTTTCTGTTCTCATTCACCAATGGTGTTGTCAACATGTCGGTTCATGTTGAGACTAACTTTTCCAGGAGTGCCAGTTTGCACTCAATCATACTCAGTTCCGCCAAGATGTGTTCAGACCCATTCAGTCTCGGGGCTACTTTCCCCAACCAATGTGTTTAAATTTGGATTTTCATTTACATGAATTCAATCAAATGTACCGAATTGACCGGCTTCACCCACGTTAGTTCAAACCCACTCACCGTCGGGTGACAATGTACCTTCCATCAAATTTGGATTAATTTCCGGCACAGCGGGGTCGTCAACAACAATAGACCCCTCAATTATATCAAAGTCTGCCGCCGGTGAAGGAAGTGCTGATAAATTCATATTAAAATTTGCTTGTGGCATTATTTGTCCTTTGTTAATTTAAACATATTGGCATGTTAAATGTATGTCCTGCATCTACTCTTTTTTGTTGTTTTGGGTTTGGCATTACTCGTTCAATTTCCCATAAATTTTCAACCAATTTTTCACCGTCTGTTCAATCAGTAATGGTTTTTCCGTTTTTAATAATTTCATTACAAAATACTAATTTTTTAACCACCCGACTCTCAGGATAAAAATTGGGAATCATGTTTCAATGTACTATGTCAAATAAAATATTGTATTTTTCAAACCCAATTTGTGTGCCTTGTATCATAATATTTGACAATTGTTCAAGGTCCACTGGGTCGTTTGTTAATACAATATCAATATCCAATGTATTTAGTGGAGACTCTAACATTCCTCCACACAATCATATTTTATAATTATCAACTCCTGGAATAGCAAAAAAATCTACCAATCATTTGGATATATCTGCTACTTCAGGTTTGCGATATTGTTGCAAAGTCGTGACGACACCTTTTGTATATTTAAAAATTATGAACCGCCGTCATCACCACTACCGCCTACACCACCAATTTCTTCAAAGGTCGCAGTAATAGTTTTATTCTCAGGCGACAAAATAATAGTTGTATTTCTTGCAGTTGTATTACTAATAGCGTCAGTATCTCCAGTCCACCTAAAAAATTCATATCCGTTAGCAGGATTTGCGCTAATTGCTATTGCAGTTCCAAATTGACTTGTTTGATATGTACCTGCGCCTGTGACAGTTCCTCCATCATTTGGAGTACGCTGTATTGTCAACACGCTTGTGGTAGCTGGGTCACTTGGTGGCGCAGTTCCGTCTGTGGAATTAACAATCACAGAATCCGTTCTAACATCTGTTCCTGAATCATTGGTTACCGTTAAACTCACAGTATACGTTCCAGCGGTTGGATATACGTGATTTGGGTTTGCTTGTGTTGAAGACTGACCATCACCAAAGTTTCATGAATATGTATCTGCAACCGTAGATGTATTAACGAAAGTTACCTGTAATGGTGCATTTCCTGTTATTGACATTTTATTTCTCCTTATATCGTTATAATTTATGAACCACCGTCATCACCGCTACCGCCACCACCTTCTTCATCATCGGGTGGGTCTGGCGTCGGCGTAACCGCAGACATAGTAAAACTTGCTAATGGTAAATTCCCTGCCAACATGTTAAAATTGGCTGTTGGGTTGCCCATCGTATTAAATCCCAAAGGTGGGCCATTTGGTTTGGCTTCAGCCCATGTCCCGACAAATCCAGTTGGTGGAATTTCAGGTTTAGGCTCTGTTGAATATGGTGTATATTTCATTCTAACATTTATATATTTGCTTGCATTTGATTTTTGTTTCCATGTAGCCCTAATAATATCCCCGTGCTCTATTCCTTTACTTGCCAATGACTCAATGTGATTTCCAAACACACTTAGCTGACGATGTGGCAATGAATATTGTGCATTATTATCAATGAATTTCACTGCAAGAGAATCGTTTGAACCTTCACGGTCAACCCACATTGGATGATATCCAAGTCCTGGCGAGTCAACTCAATCCTGATACCCCACCGTTCAAGTAAGAGTAGGCCGTACAGCATCCACATGTAATATAGAATCCCAATCTGTGTCCGTTGGACTGTATTCAAAATCTGTCACTATAACATTTGTATCCAATATTGTGAGTGCGGTATGTGTTCTGTTGTAGCCCGTTATGAAAGCGTCTTCAATTCTTAATTTTCCACCGACCATATTTTCATTTATACGGGTTGATTGGACATAGTACGATGGAATGTTAAATTCAAAAGTAGATGAGTCTTGTAAGTGCAATCTACCATAAGAACCACGAGTATCAGGCGTATAAACCATTTCATCAGTATATAAATTTGCAAAATTATTTTTATAGCTGTCAAGCTTTATATCAAGTGGAGCCAATCTAATTTCTGTTTTTGATGGTGAAATTGCTTGAACAAAATATTTTAATTCACGCACATCCAATTCTTCGGGCATGGAAGTGTCACCCTCTTGGCCTTTAAATATAACGCCATCAGAATTTACCCAATAATCTTGCTGTTCAAATCCGGTAACGCTTGGTGGGCCGGAATACACCATCCCAATTTTTGTTGGAAGTGTTTCAACCAATACGATATCATCTTGCCCCGCAATGTTTCTGAAAAAATTATATACAACCTTAAAATCGCCAGATAGAAAACCCATTTTTCGTAAAGTATCGCCTGGCTTTAAAATGATATTTCCGGACGATGCTATCTGATAATCCGACACCTTGCCCGATGTGATAAGATTGTCGCTTAAATCGTAAACATGAATTTCAACACGGTCGGTTGCCGCTACGGTTCCAAAAAGTGGACTATTCCAAAAATCGTTGTTTCCAACGGCATATGTTCCACCCGCTTTTAGTATCTTCAAGTCTTTATCAGTTAATCTTGACATTTACAATTCTCCGATATTACGGTCAATGACCAAATCCAACATTTCATCTGTTCTAATATTTGTACTCTGATTTGATACGACAACTTCTTGCCATGGTCCTTGCATTCCAAGCTCGGTTTGTTTATCTTCATAGGATATAAACACCCCTTTAGAATTCCTGAGCGTTTGACTGACTGTGGTTGATGAGCCTGATACCGCAAATTGCTCACGGTCTCTCGCCATCTGATTTTCATATTCAGCAATATCTCTATTTTCCAATGTTTGGAAATATTGATTATTTTCTAATTCTGCTATTGTGTATGGCATGTTATTGCATGGTCTTTCAGCCACGTAATGGGTGCATCTCAGCCGTTTCTAATTTCCACACAAGTGACCTAAACTCTTTAAATCAAACCTCTGCATCGTCCCTGTTTAGATTACGCAAAGAATTAGAAAGTTGGTGTGTGACTGAATGAAACTGTCTTTTACGCTTACCTCTAATCATTTTATCGGTTACAGATTTTAACGATTTATGCAATTTTTGTAGTTTCGCTTCGTCTCAACTGGCGTTAGCTTTATGCGCCATTTTTAACAAACCAAGATAATCAAAATCGTCACTTCACAGAGCACCGATTTTATATTTTTTAACCTCATTCAACGCTTGAATTTCTTCTCTAATCATCTCTCTTAATTCTGATTTTTTCATCTCGGCTCCTTATCTCACTACTTTAAATAATATATTCTCATCATGATATTGTACATTTTCATTCACGGTATCTGCGTCTGTAACCACTTTAATAATCACCCTATAATATCTCTCGGGCTGTAGTCCATTTGCCCATAGTGTAAAATAATTACCAGTTGAATCACAACTTACTTTAGAATAAGTATCAAATGGAATTATAATGTCTTCCGTGACCGCATCCCTGATTGAATAATATGTGCTTCCACTTGGTAATGTATTGACAGTCAAGTTGGCTGAAGATGTAGCTCAGGTTCGGGTTACAAATCTTGGCTTACCAACCACTCTGAATTTGACCTTTGAAGTTTCCTTTATCTCAGGTTTCAATCCCTTGAAATAAATTACATGGTCTTCAAGCTGAGTTGATGATAACGCTGTTAATGAACCAGTGCTTCAGGATGAATTGTCCCAAGCAACTTCAAGCTTCGGTGGATAAATTGTATTGGTATCCCTTGAAAAATATTTGAATGTTCCTAAGTGGGTTGTATTCGCCTCATCAGCAACGCTTCGCTTGACTATGAATCCTTCGTTTGGAACACTTACACTTAGTCAGTTATTTACAATATCAGTTACGTCCATGCGCAAATCATTGGAATCTAAATTAAAAGATTGTGAAGCTATATATGTGCTTCCGCTGTACCACAGGCCACCAACATCACTTGAGCCACTAATCCATTCAGAGTTCGGAGCACGATACCTTCAACTGGCCCCTGCTGTGGTCTGAGGGTCATCAAAATATTGTCCCTGACCCATTTGCCAGCTTTGACTAACTGGATACGCAAATAAGCTTTGGGTCACCAATAGTCCGCTGGACCCCGCATCATACATATTCAAATAAAATCTTGCAGTTGTTGGTATGATTCCGCTAACAATGGAACTTGAAATCTCGGACAAATCAAATTTAATGACCGGTCGTGATACGTTAATTGTTGTTGCGGCTAAATTCATAGCCTTCTCAACTTCCAAAATCTCATCAAGTCCGGTATTCATGCTTGAGGACGCCTCATATAGTGTTGCGTCTTTATCTGCATACACGAAATATCTCATTAGATTCTCTCCCTAATTTCTATAAATTCACACCCAAGCAAATTCACAATTTCTTGTTTTCTTTGCATATCGTGTTTTGCTTGCCTCTCATGAAATGGCTCGTAATATTCAATTACCACGTTTTTCTCCAAGTCATATCCATCAACTCAATATCCCAACTCTTTAATATGAAATTCCCCACCGTTTTCGGCGTGTTGAAATTTATACCCATGACTATCGCCGTATTCATCTATAACTTTACATGCTGATGAATTATAATTTGGATATAATTTTCCATGTTTTTCTTCAAGCCCACGTAATGTACTTACTCTCATTTTAAGTAAGGTTTCAGTAGAATGTGTTTTGCCACGCATACCAACAGCATTATAATCACCCCTCTTAATAGCTTTACATACGGGGTTATTTTCCCCTCTAACGGAACAGCTTTTAGAACAAAATCTATCACCAGTATTGTTTAATTCACGGGGTTCTATATAAAATGAATTATCACAATCTGTAGCTGAACATGTAATATATTTCCCATTTTTAATGCCAACATTCCACGGCGTTGTTTCCTTTTTTGAACAGGACAGGCAATCGCTGTTGTTTCTATTAGCTTGATTTACAGAGCTTTGTTGGGAATAAGAAAGTTCAACATTACATGAAGGGCAACGGCGGTAATATCTCATTATAAGCTCCCTACCACTGTTCCGAGAATATCGGTTGTTGCGAATTTAAGTTCAAATATGCTTGGGTCAACGGATGGATAAATCACACCATTCTTTGTAGCTGATTTAATATCATATATGTTGCCAGAATATCCAGCAGTTGAGTCTCATTTGCAGAATATCTCAACTGGAAGCCCAAGCGTTCCATCATCTTTGACCGGTGGAATAACCGAAGCAACGCCATCAACCAATGATAATTTATATGCAATATCCGATATAATAATCGGTTGATTTATCTGCCACTCATCAATATCAAAGAAATCCTTGACAACCTCAATACATCTCAGCAACACTTCATTCCTGTTAAAATCTCGCTTGGTCATAATGGAGAATTTCACACCAATATTAATCACCCATGCGTTTTTAATATTTATTGCATCGGTCACCATACGGTATTGACTCAAATACATTTTCAAATTTTCCTTGACAGCCTGATTTAATGTTGTTAATCGTTTGTTGCGGTCAAACCCAAGCGTGTACATGTTCAACGCCATTGGATTTGGAATGCGTGTTGGAATTCTTCCCATTAAACTTTTAATTGTGTTACCAACATCGTTCTCGGTAATCAGCGCATCGGGATTCGCAATTGCATCACTGCCTTGACTTAGTTGGTCATCCTGTACAAGGTAAACCTTTGCAATATTTCCATATTTAGCAGGAAGTGCATATGCTCTCACAATGTAATCCGGCTTTGTAACTGCTCGTTGCTGAGCTTGGAAATATGCCATAGCATTGTTTTTCGCTTCAACAACTGATTCGGCGGATTTGCCACCAACAGCCGCTTCAACATTTATTACATTTACTGAATCCTTCGCATCCTGCACCAACGATGCTGTTAAATTTTCATCATCTATTTCGTATGTAATATTTGAAATATTTTTTAGCTCACCCTGTGCAGAATTGTCATCAACGCCACCGCCGTATGTATATGTGACAGTTAAGGTAGTATTAGATGGTGCCAAGCCATACGCCCGAGTTTTCAAAAAATTTGATGGGTCAAATGCAGTGTCCAAATAACTTGGGCTTCCTGGCAAGGATGACCCTACAGTATCTGGGTTCGGTACAATCTCTTCATCGGGGGAATCCGAAATACCGGCACCAAATCGTAATTCAGTCTTGTCATCTGAACGGATAAAAGTTGTGTAGCGTCTTGGTGTTTTCAAGAGCTTTAAAATATATGGTGCATCATCATTGTACTGCACAAGCTCTGGGTCATTGGCAGACGAATTTGACATATCTTGGAAAATAGTATCCTGTGCTAAGAATGGCACTTCATACCAATTGTTTCCATCGCTATCCACAATGCTAAGTATTTCAATTATGTTTGGATTTGCCAATACGATGTGTCTGTATTTTTCGGCATCACCCACGTTAAAATATTCAGAGGTCTTGTTACCGCTTGTAATGGCAACGGACTTTTTCAATAAATATTTTGATGGAATTTTGGTTGTGTCGTCTACTTCAAAAATGTCAATTGACATCGGGCTGTATGAGCTTGAAAATTTAAAATTGCAATCCTCACTGGTTCTGAATAGCGTGTCATCCGTTGTAGCACGAATTTCTAAATCAGTTATATTCAATGCATAGCGCATATCAGGTCGCACATTGTCAGCGTCCCCAATACTTGGTACAGTTTGATATACTTCAACGTTTGTGGAAGCCGGTGTGGTCAATTTAGGCTTATATCCAAAGCTTTGGACGGTTTCAAAAACCGTGCGCTTCTCTTCAGCAAATCCTAATAGACTTTCTTTGAATTGGTTGTCAATGTAGTATGATAATACGTCACCTACATAGGCCGCCATTTCAATAAACATCATACCTGGTGAAGACTCATTAAAATCATTGTAAGAATCGGGATAATAAATTTTGGCAAATTCAATTAAATTATCTCTGAACGTACCGAAGTCTTTGTTGAGATACCGAATTTCTTTCTGTACTTTTTTATCTGCCATTTTCTTCTCCAAATTTTATTCTTATAAATTTGCAATTTAATGCTTCTATAATCTCATTCTGACGTTGAATATCTTGTGGTCTTAATTCGCCACCTTTAAAATGAAACGGCTCATCAACCTCTATTCATACATTGTTTTTAATATCGTATCCATCTGCAAAATACGATAAACCTAAAGGAGATATTTCACCTCCGTTTTTAGCGTGTTGGAAAGCATATCCATGTTGCTTACCATATTCATCTATAATATCACATGCTTTTGGATTAAACCCAGGAACAATTCTTCATCCATTTTCCACACAATCTATATTATGTTTGCGAGCTTCTTCCCTCTTCTTTTCCCGATTAGCTGGGTCAGTATAATATAATTTTACACCTTTGCTTATTTTTTTCTTGTGTGAGATTGACAAGACCTTCCCACGTTGTGATTTACCTATTTTAGCTCGTGTTTCTTGTGTTACTTCATGCCCCGTTTTTATTTTACTTATTTTTTGTCCCACACTTGGGTGTCGTTTCATGCCAACATGAGCGTTACCTATTTTGGCATTTCGTATGTCATCTTGCGACATGCACTTTTTACAAATGCTATCTTTTTTAATCGCTCTAAGATAATTGGAACGGTTCGCATACCGAATTTCACAGGTACATTGTTTACAAATTCTAATATTTTCAGACATTAATACTCGCCCGTTTCATATGTCAGTGCAATCTGCTCTGTATTATTTGGATTGAGGGAAATAGAAAACACAAGGCCAACCACTATTCTGTTTTTGTCACGATTGGAAATATCAACGTCAACACTTTTGATGTCAACATATGGTAATCATACTCCAACCGCTTCACGGATACTTTCTTCCAACTGTATTGCCAAATCCTCTTCGGTAATTTGCTCAAATATGTACGAATAAATATCCGCTCCAAAATCTGGCTGAAAAGGTCGCTCACCCTTGATGGTCATCAATAGGTTGCGAATATTGTGCTTTGCCTGTTCCAAAGTGGTTTTTGTCTGTCTGAACAAACCTTTGTGTGTGCGTCCTAATGGAAAAGACAACCCAATTCAAGTATCAGGATTTAAGTCGTTTTCTCTTGCTCCCATTTTAGTTTTCCCTTTTAATTATTCTTGTATTCGGGGTCAAGTTTTTTCATCTGTATCAATTCATCCCTGACCAATTCTCTATCCACGGAATCTCCACCACCCCACTCATACGTCGGGTTATTTTTTAACAATGATGCGTATGCCAAATTAATATCCCTCAATTTGAAAGTTCTTTTTTTCTTATCTGGATATAGTCCTTTTGGTCCATAAAAGGAATTAAAATATTTAACAAAACTCTGAGTTACTTCATTCAAAGCTTGAATCTCTTCTCTAACAATCTGTCTTAATTCTGATTTTTTCATTAAATTTTCCCTGCTTTTCTATCTGTTATTTGCTTACTTTTATTTAAAACATCGCTATAATTGCGAACCAAATTATTTCTTACACCTTCAGGAACATCATCAACATTTACACCTTGACTCTTGATGGTTTGTACTGCACCAATTTCTAATTTTGTCTTAGCGTCCAATTCACCGCCATATTGTTCACGCAATGCTTCTGTTACTTCTGTGGGCATAACACTTGCCCCTGGCATTCCGTCACCTTGTGGGATGCCGCCTTCAGTACTATTTAGAATTGAATTTAACATTGGGTCTGAAACATAATCTATATCTGTTTTTTGTCTTGGTGGCATCGTTTCTTTGGCAATTCCCTCAGTCATCGTTACCGGTGGTTCCATTCCTGCAAAATTTGTTGGTTGAGAGGTAGGCGCATTGAACAATGCTTCTTTTCCCTTATTAATAAATATCTCTGTAAGCTGTTTTTGTACGGCTAAATCAACTTGTTTTTTGATTGAACCTCGCATTTCTTTCTTTACAACTTCTCTGATAAGTGCAATTAATTCTGTCTTTTTCATTTTATTTTCCTTTATTTTATTGTGTTCTAAAAATTTCTAACTGTTCAAGAATGATGGCCTCATCCAAATCAAATGTAACGTCACCATCAATTGCTCCAAGGATTTCACCATCCTCAACGAATACTATAAACGGTAATGTCTTGATACCCAACTCAACTGCCAAATCATAATGGTCGTCAACGTTCACATGAATTATTTCAACGTCACTATATTCTGCGCCCAATGAATCCAACAATTCCATGCTTGGTAGGCATTCGTCACACCATTCGGCATAAAAATTAACAACAACAAGACCCTCATCGGGAATATCTATGTCTCCTGCAATGGCAAAACTGAACAGCATAACCAATGTTATTAATATATTAACGATTCTCATAATATGTCTCCTTAAAGTCTGCAACTTCTTTTTTGAGGTCTTTGTAATCTTCCTCCAATTCAATATTTGCTTCTTGTAAATCTTTAATCAATTCAGCATATCGGTTGGTTTTCAAATCAAATTCAACACGAGTAACGGGTGGTTTTGGTAAGCCTGCGGCATCCTTAATGTCGCCAATAATTTTATAATATCCACCGATTCCTAATGATATGACCACAAATATACTAATTAAAAATTTGAGGTTCATACTGATTTTGGTGTTGTCTCCGATTTCTGGCACTGCTCTTCTCCTATTTATATCCAACAAAAGGGAACGGGGTCGGCACTGGTCCTGCAGGGCTTGGTACTAACGCCACGGTTGACCCGCCGATTGTCAATAGATGTTTCTTAAATGATGAAATCATACCGTCCAAGAAATCATCGTAGTTGTCTGAATTTTTTAATTGTATTGGAACCGGTGCACCTGGAACCAAAACGGTATTTGATACAATTGTTGTTGAGCTTGGTGGCAATTTAGCCACCGCCGGTGGTGCCCCACTTTTTAATAGTGCTCCACTTCAATAGGTTACGGAAGCATTTCCCATAAGTATCGTAGCTGAGGGAACGGGCATTCCAACTTTCATTCCTTCAAACGCCTGTTGAAATATTGCCTCAAATAATTTTTTATTGCCTTTCAAAATAGCATTTCCATATACGGCATCGCCGCCGGTCTTTACAGCATTCTCATATTCGGTTGCAAGCTTCTTAGCTAAATCAGCTTCTGTTTCCGCTTCAAAGGATTCCATATATTTTTTCATATTACTTTTAAACTTGTCTCACTTAATTGGCATGATTATTCCGTATTTATTTTGGGTTTATTAAACGAGAGCCGTCGGGTGATTTTTTGGGTGCTGTCCTCGCCCCACCCTTCACTACAGTTGAACCACCCCGATTGGATAAATTTTTCCTTAAAAATGTTTCAGCGGATTCCACATTGGGAAATGGACCGTATGCGGTTGCATCATATGGCATTTCATCGTCATCATCATCTGTAACATATGCGTATCAGTTTGAGTCTTTTGCTTTAAAAATTTGAATCTCTCCTCCAGAACTTTCATTCAACGCTTGAATTTCCTCTTTAATAATTTGTCGTAATTCTGATTTTTTCATTGTTATTCCTTTGTTAGAAGTGTATCAAGTTTATTTTTAATGTCAGTTAATGCTTTCAAGTTTGCAGGAAAGGCTTTAACTGTCCCGCTCGGACCTGCACCGGTAGGTATGCCAGTAAGCCCCAAAATGGCGTCTATAAGCTCGCCAAGTAGCTCAACGGTAGTTTCCCCTAAAGCAAGGTGCTCGTCGGTTTTAGACCCTATCTTGGTCGTTATTTCGGGTGTTCCAATGTGGACGCCCTTTGCAGAATATATTAATGTCTCTTGAGTCTTGCTATTCAGTATGAGCCTGTTCGTATTAATAAATATTTGATTTTCAGAAAACTCGTCGGGCGTAGCCGCCAAATCATGGGCGGGCGTGAAGTCAATTACTTCATTTGATATCATTCAAATCGAACTTGCATCATCGTTGATATTCTCAATAACCGGCTTGGCTCATTCTTGCTCTGAAACATCAGCATGACCAACCGACAATTTTAAATTCGGAGTCAAATCTTTTATATTGCTTCCAAATCTAATACCTTGACCAAATCTACCATTGAATAGTATGTCACCTTCGTATGGTCATAGCTGTCTAATTTTACTGTCAAATTGAAATTCTTCCATTTCAAAATCCCCATTGGGGACATCATGTAATTGGCTAAGACCAGGAACGACATTGAAATTTGGGGACGCTAACATATTCAATTTTTGACTATAATATAGGAATCCCATATAGGATGAAATTATTACATATTCACCCTTGAGTGGATACTGCTTTATATTAGTGTCCAATGGCAATATCCAAGCAAGCTCATCTATTGATGTATTTTGTTCGCTATTGACAAGGCGTGCCTTTATCGCTCCGATTAATGAAAAATCAGGAGCATTATTAATATCGGGCAAATCCTCTTCCAATAATAAAATATCAACAACCTCAGCCGCTTCAAGCTCATAGAATTCCTCAGTTTCTTTTCGGGAATGTACCAACTTGAACACGTCAGTTAATGATGTGACTCCGGATTGTAGTGTGGGTAAGTTTTTTACACTATTCGTCTTCTTCCAAGCCATCCTCGGATTCTCCTGCTACTTTTTGTTTTAATTTTTTAACATTTTCGTTATCGGCTCTAACCAATCCCATTGCAGTCTCAGCATTTTCTAATAAAACCGCTTTCTCAGAATCGGACAGTCCAAATGCATCTTCAGACCCACCCTTACTTTCGGATGCAATTAATCGTTGTACAATCATTGCCAATTTTATAAGGTGCTCGTCATTACGAACGTTTATGTCTAAATACTCTTTGATAATAGGAACCATGGAAGCGGCGGATGCTTGGTCATCAATCATCTTCGCAACCTCTGCAATTAAGGCTTTTAACTGTTTCTTGGTATCCACCGAATTATCATATATATCCTTGAACAATGATGAAAGCGACTTGCCTTCAAATAGTTCAAATTCTTCTGTTGTTGCCATAATACACCTCTCTTAGATAGATTTTATTCAATTATAACTTTATTCATATATAATTATCTAAAAACAAAAAAAGGGACTCAAAAGAGTCCCTTTAGGGTGTTGTGGTTATTTAATCTCAAATGTAATACGAGCCGGTTGTTGCAGTATCCACAAATCCGGTGGTATTATATTCCGTTAACAGCCTTTCATTGTATTTTTTCATCACATTGATTATGCGTGTGATGTGCTGAGTTTTTGAATTTGTCATTTCACGGATAAGAACGTACAAATATTTCTTGTTGAAGTTCTCAATGTCAACCGCCGTATTCAACAAATACACCACAGCATTAGCAACATCAATATCCTTTTTCCTACGAAATACAACTGTCATATTGTTCTCTCAGAAATCAATAAGATATGTCAGATATTCCGATTTATCTTCACTCAAAAATTCAGAGTGTTGTTCGGTTACGACATTCCTTTTATAATCAAGGGTGTCTATGTCATCGTGGATTGTCTTATGTTTGTAATTTCGAGTATTGTGCAAAATCAAATAGTGCTTGACCACAATGCTGAAATATGAAAACGCCTTACCGTTCTGTTGTTTGTATTTTTGGATGTTGCTTATCAGGAATGAAACCACTTCGTTTATAACTGTTGCCGGTGAATCGGAAAAGTTGTAAAATTTAAAAGTGTGAATGATATTTTCAACCAACTTTGTGAACGCCGGTTGAATTTCCTTTGCGTACATCAAATCCCTACCACGCTCAACCCGAGTCTTGAAGAACGATTCGTTCAAACAGGTAGAACATGTGCCTCAGTTTCTTGCATTTATTCCAAGCAATTTTGGTATGTTATCTATATCCACGTTTTCTTGAGTGATAGGAACACTGCTACAGCATTCACTATATCGGGTAGTCATCGCATTATATCGTACAATTGCATCTTCGGTTTCTTGCGTAAAATACATAGTTTTCTTAGCCATATTACTCCAATTTGTCGTCTGGCACAACAAGCTGTGACAGCGTATCTATTATTTGTTGAATGTCTTGAAAAATGAATCCAACTTCATCGTCCGCTTCAAACGACCCGTTTTTATCAACTTGGCGTAATTCTTCTTGGACGGCTAAAATTTTATATATAAAAGCCTCAATCCAAGTTTCTGCGGTTCGTAAATTTTTTGATAAATTTCATACAACATACGTCAGTGTGCCGATGATTACAAGAAAAAATACGTTTAAAATTATACTAATCATAATACTCCTTACTCGTCAAAAAGTTCCATCAATGTTTTTACTTGTGGCGTGGCCGTTTTTGGCGTTGGCTTGGCTATTTTTTTAACAGCCAATTTTTCATTATCAACAATGACCTTTTCATTGCGATTCCATCTGTCAACTTCCATGCGAGTTGCCATCCAATCACCCCAATGCACAACGTGCTGGATGTTGGTTCTGAATTGTTTGTCTTTCCCGAATACCATGTAATATGGTTTGTTAGTTTCGGCAAATACTCCATCTGCTAACCGGATGCCAAGCATTTCATTTTCGGTATACTTGATATCAAAATGTTGGAGCAGGAAAAATGTTCGGTCTGAAATTTCCATAAATTTGAGATTTGGATTTAAGTTGAATAATCTATTCTGAGTATTTTTTTGCCATTCTCTGTCTTCTACAACATAAAATTCATGTTCGAGGTCGCCAAGCTTGCCCAAGTCGTGGTGCATAGCGGCAAATATTAATTCCTCATTTGTGAAATCAATGGTTCCGCCCATGTCTTCATACATGACTTTGACCTTTTTGGATGTATCTATAACATTTAATACGTGCTGTATGTATCCACCGATGCATGATAAGTGGAAATAGCCAAACGAACTTGCTGGCGAATAAACCAATCGGTCGCCAAAGTGTTCGTACATTTTTAATATTTTTTCTTTACGGGTGCCATCAAACGTATCTTCAATTATTTGAAAAAATCGTTTATGATTGGCCTCAATTTGTTCAACTGAGAATTCTATCATATGTATAACCTCTTTTTAATTGGTGGAGATGCGCAGAGTCGAACTGCGGTCCGCAACGTTTAATCAAACAAGTCGTTCACAAGTTTAGTCATTTTCTCGCCGCTACTGAGTTAGAATAATGACAAATCATTCAGGGATTTATACCAATACCTGCGGTGTTCCAGTTTGAATTCGCTCATACAGTAAAAGCTATCTAATGACGACGTTGATTGCTACTATTAGAATCATAGGTCAACGCTGTGTAGCTTACGCTACAGCAGGGTATGCGTAGTTTGTGCCAGTTATCTTCTGGTTTTTAGTTTTTAAGACTCACTCTGTCTACTTGCACTTATTATCAAAAATCATCCCGTCGAATACCAATACATCCCCGAGCTTTGTACTACTTAATATACAACAATATTCTTACGAAAGCAAGAACTATTCTTCAAAATCGTCAACAAAATGTCCGGCGTTCTCAAGCCCTTCCAAATTATATCCGTCAGATAAATCCTCATACTGTCCACGTAACAAGCCGTATACTTCTTCAATCTTACTTCAATCCGATTCTTCAAGGGCTTCCTCAATTAATCCAATTACTATGTCAAGCTTATCCATTTCTATTCTCCATTTAAGTTGTCTACACTATTAAATAGAAGAAACTTGAATTTTCGTCACGCATTTAACCCATTAAGTGCGGCTTAGCTTCAACTTGACCGGCACTTGTTACTTTGATAAAATCGCAATTAGCTTGAAAGGTCTCAATATCCTCAGCACCACAATAGCTCATAGCAGATTTCAATCCATCTGTCATGTCCTGAATGATGCGCTTGGCAGACCCCTTAAATTGAACACGAACACTGTTGCCTTCAATGTGAGTTGATTCGCCCCTTGCCAATTTGGATGACAATGATGCTGACCCACGATATTCTTTGTATAGCTGTTCGTATGGAAACATGCCTTCTCTATTGAATGCGCCAGGTGTCTCCTTAGTGCCCGCCAAAAGTGAACCCAATACGACAGTATCGGCTCCTGCTCCGATGGCTTTAGCCATGTCTCCTGGCATTCTGATACCACCATTTGATGATAACGGAACATGATTTCCCGCCCAGTATTTTGTAGAATCACCAAGTTCATAAAATGGAGAAGATGCGGAAACACATTCTTGCATAGACGAAATCATAGGAATTCCAACGCCCGCTCTAATGCGAGTTTCGCACAGTGAACCGCCACCAACACCAACGTGAATTCCATCCGCACCCCATGTAACTAAATCACGCACAGCACCTGCAGTCGCAACCGTACCGACAAATAAATCAGTTTCTGGATGATGTTCCTTTAACCACTTCAACATACGTTTAACGCCAATGTGGTGAGCGTGTGCAACGTCAATCATAAGGATATCAGCACCTGCTTCAATTAATGCGGTGGCTCGCTCTCTGTCGGCTTCCTTGATGCCTATT